TCTTGTTTATCATATTTTATATATATATATTTATAGTTTTATGTTTTGTTATTTGCTTTGTGCACGCAGCATCTGCGTTATGATGTTAATTAAAGTGTTACTTTTCCCCTATGAGTGTTTAGGCGGTTTATATGGTTTTAAAATTTCAGGATTACATTGTTTATTTAATATGCTATCTTAATAGTAACTTCTTTTATTTTATTTTTTCATTTATGTGCTAGATAAAACAACGTTTAAGCATGTACCACATTATATACTAAGTTGTAAATAAACCCGCTTTGTAGCTGTCGCAGCATATGCATATATGTCTTTGATAGGGGAAATCATGAGGTAGGGTACTCACCCACCATGATGCTATCCACGTTGCCGTATATGGTATGCTCCCACTGGACTTGGCCGGCTAATTTACAATGCTATAAACCTACCAAAATTTGGGTTTTGTGTTCTATATAATGTCACTCATGTCTAGTAACTTTTATATTTTATTTTTCATTTATGTGCTAGATAAAACAACGTTTAAGCATGTACCACATTATATACTGTTCTATATAATGTCACTCATGTCTGTTAGTTGATAGTGTAATTAGTCAACATTACACGATGACTGCCCATCACACTCTGCCACAAATTGGCTAGTGTGGTAATGTTTATATAACTGTCTTCCATTATCATTACTAAAGGACCGCTTCGGCTGACACCATGGTGATGATAAAAGTTCAGATTTATATAGGCAGGGCGATAGGTCCTCCAATCCTACAACACTAAAGAGAACTACATTAACATTATTGTTAATACTGATGGAGTTCATAGACCATCAAATACTCTATTCACAAATGAAATTTTCACCCTTTTTAATGAAAATGGTACTATTGATGAAATTTTTATATTATTTAATGAACATGATTGTACACTCTTTCAAAATCTATTGTTCATGTTATTATTATTTTTAATTTTAATTATATTGTTATCGACACGTTTATGGAATCGTATGATGCATGCTTATAATGGCAATTCCGTACGAGACTATGATAGTGTAACTTCAAATGATGATGATCATAAACAACAACATTCACCTGACTTGTCATCTGATGATGAGTATGTCCCACCACCACCAATTATTGATCGAGATGGTTATACTTTACACTTTTGGCCTACTGGTCGTTTATGGAAAAGAACACGTGTGGTTGATGGCATACTAGAGACTATAATTGTCAATCCATCACATCTTGGACCCGATTTTAATGCTTACACCCCACCACCACCAGAATTAGATGATGATGTTAAACTACCACCTGTTCCTGATTTAGAGGAACCTGATTTCCCTCAAGCGAATTATGTTGCACAGGACTTACCAACTGGTCCACAAGATGTCTTACGAGATTTATTGGGTTTAAATGATAGTGATGATAACCTACCATCATTATTTGATCTTGTCCATGGTTTGTCAGATCAAGACGATGATATTGAAATACATGAGGGTGTTAATCCTGTGCGTTTTGCTAACCCAGGAGAAATATATAATCGACCGCATGTACATGTTGGTGATGAAGTATATGAAATTAAAGAAGTCGATGGCGAGGTTATGGTTGATTGGCGATCTGAACATAATATTATGAATGATGATATCCCTTTTGATATGGGTGCTGTTATGGCTGATATGCAACCCATTCTTCGTCTAATTGCACACGATCATCCTGAATGGAACGGTGATCAAGTCGTTGAGTTTGTTTGGGCTAATCATTCTGCTGATTTACAACGTGCCCTGAGAGCGCATCAGAGACAACATGCCGAACACGGTAATATCGTCATGTTGATGATTTTCTTTCTCCTGATGGTACTTGGTGCTTATGTTGGTGTTAAATTGCGTTTGCACTTTGAATTGGTTATTTTTTTTCAGCAACAACAATTATTTTTCCGATTCCGATTGATGCGTTATTATTACCCACCACGACCGATATGGTCTACACCATACAACATCAATGGAATTAAATTGATGATAGCTTGCTTTAATGCCGAATTGCAACAACAACGGCAACATAATCGACTAATGCATTCCACTCATGGTAATATTCGCAACAAAATGGTGATGTTGCTTTTTTCCACTCTTGGCATCGGGGGTACAGGTTTCTTTGTTTCCCTTGATCCTGATAATCGTATTAATTATATTTCTTACCATGCGTGTCGTTGGTACAAGAAGGTGTCCTCTTATATACCACTACCAAAATTAACAGTTGCACGTGAATGGAAATTCATACAACAGGATATCAAATTTAATATTGAGAAAACTGTGCATGAGATTGTTGCTAATATACCTCAAAATTTGTATCAACAATTTGCATCAACACCTTTTGGTCAAACAGTGAAACTATTTTTGCCTAATGTGGACGAATCTTTGGAAGCAATATCATCACGACGTTGGAAATTGCCATTTTATCATGTCCCACAAATTGATTTTGCAACATGGGCAAAGTCAGTTACAACGATTTGTGTAGCTAGTTTACCATCGACTACTGCATTACCGTCACAACAACTTTTTAAACGTGTGTGCAATTCAATTTCAAACGATGTTGTTTCAGTTGTTTCTAATATTAAACATTTAATTTATCGTTCAGTTAAAACAATTGTCATCATTTCCGCTATTGTTGTTGCATGCTACTTTACAAATATTTTATTGAAGAAATATGTTATCCGTCGATTGTCAAATTATCCTTACACTTTGGTACCAAATATGAATCAATTGCGGATAACACCATTTCAACCTGTATCACCTTTCACTACGATACTTAATGCTAACAATATTCTTGTACAAGACTTCGAACCTGGTGATCGATTTATTATATTTACAACACCTAAATACACTGATATTATACCAAATATTGAATATACCATGCAACCTAATGGCTTTATCTCCTCTGATGTTAATTGTGTGTGTCCAACTAATATGGCTTTTCATATGGTTCAACAATATCCCGAATTTGTAATATGTGAGTATGAACCCATATTGGGTCGTGAGAAAATTGTACATCGTGAATTATCAAAAATGAGATGGTACACAACATGGATTGAAATTTTACAAGCCTATAATCAATTGAAATTGGGACTTAATGATGATTATGAAGATTATGACCATTTCCGCATTCCAGGTTATCCGTTACGTGAACAAGGAATCAAAATTGACAAGGTTTTGGATGCCGACATTTGTGTTGTGCGTGATTATGATACTAAATACACCTCTATAGTCAGCGGCAAACAAATGTCCTTAATTCACAACCAAGCCATACATATGCATGATATTACAAAAGTTGAATCTAGAATAACATCTATGATACGAACTATGGAATCAAAATACAACATGCATTTTACCCCACAGTTTAGTATTGCGATACGTGCGTTATACCTCCGCATTGGTATGGTTTATTCTTACACTTCAGAAGTGCGTGATAAAGCAATAACGTTGCGCTTTTATGGCAATGTTGGTCTCGCCTTTTTAAAGACATTATATAATCTTGTGGCTGGGACTAATGTTGTTTACCCCTTTTATAAAAAGAAAATGTGTTATAGTGGCGGCACATTTAAACCACAGAAACCTAATAGTGGTTGTGACGAAATACCAAGTGCTGTTTGTGGCGATGATGAACATTATGTTGTTTATGCTGATTGTTTTCATCAGATGGTAACCATGCCTAAGAAATGTTATTGCAATGCCATAAAAGCTATTAAAAATCGACAAAATGCTTTGTTTTCTCTCTACTGCCCCAATGAAGCTATAGCTATGTTGCGGTGGTCCTGTCAAAATATCCAATGGCTCATTCCATGGACAGAACATAATAGTTGGAGTGATGAAAAATGGGTCAACACTCTGGTTGGGCAAAAGAAGAAGATTGCCAATGATGCACTCGCACAAAATATTATTACAGGCAACGTTGATCAAAAACATCAAGAAGTTAAAGCATTCATTAAAGTTGAACCTATGTTTCGTAAGGATTATAGAGATAGTGATGATTTTATTGAACATAACATTGACCCACGTCTCATTTCTGGCCGCCATCCAGAATATAACGCTATGTTTGCCCCTATAGTTAAAAGTGTCATGAAATTGTTATCAGAAATGTGGACTGAAGATAAAAATATAACTTTCTACTCCACTGGTTGTAATCGTAGGACTGTCGGCAAATGGATGGATCGACAGGTCTTACGTGCCAGACCACATTTTTATAATGCTGATTACCAGAGGTTTGATGCTTCGACTAATCAGTTTTTACTTGCCCTTGAACACTTAATTGAAACAGCAATACAAAATGCCGATGAAGAATTTATACAATGGTTGAATGTGCAATTTAATACTGATGGCAAGTGTTCTTATGGTAATGCACGTCATGGTGGTATCATACGTTATTGGTGTTGGGCAACACGGAAATCAGGTGATAATAACACATCTTTGGGAAATACTTTATTAAATATTATGTTAATCGTGTATGCTCTATCGAAGCAGACAAACATTAGGAAATTATTTGATGATGATAGAATATCGATCGTCGTACTTGGAGATGATACTGGCATATGCACTGATGGTTGGTTAATTAATGAAATACAGTACGTTCGAACATTGAGACAATTGGGATTAATTGTACAATTACAACAGAAAAACCAATGGAATTTAACTTTCTGTTCGAGTTATTTTGTGCCGGCTATATATGATGGTGTAGAAACACATGTCCTTACACAAAAACCAGGTCGTAGCATGTGCAAGGGATATTTATCATCGCAACATTATAAAAATGATGCAGCTAAAGCTTGGGTGAAACAGAATGCGGAGGCTTATGTTAAAGATTTTGGTCATATGCCATTCATGCATAATTGGCACTTATGCAAATATAACCAATACAAACATATTGGACATAAAATAAATATTGCAACTGATACATATACATACCAACACCTTGTCATTAAAGCATCACCGTCGCGATATTATGAAACATTTATGATGGAAGTATATGGTATTTACCCTGATGAATTACAACATCTTAATAATGTTATGAATAGCCTAACAGTCGACTGGCATGATGCTACTATTAAGAAAATTATTGATGTTGATATTCTTGGCAAAGAAAATTTTATGTTAAAACCTTATGTTATCAGTGATGTTGAATTGCCTCGAGTAATGCAGGGTGTTGGCACGATGATTGTTACACTGGCGTCAAAATTGCATCCAGTTGCCAATATTGCTGTTAAGGACATTTATTTTTACCCACGATTAGATTATTCTTTACATATTGATAATATTTACATTCATGGAGTTGGTGAGCAACCACCTATTGATTGTACTATTGTGTATGATAAACGTGCTCTTGCCCCAATATGCTTCCCTTTTGGATTTGGGAAAATGAAATTTAATCGAAAGCCACAGAAACCTGTTCAACACGAAAATATTGTGATTAATGACCCAATTGTTGAAGTCAAACAACCGGAGGCAATTGATATGGTTGTTGAAAATAAAGATAATGATGGAGATGGCAAAATTGAAATTGCTGATAAGGATCCCACTGTTGTACGTGTGAATAGTAAAATTGTACGTGCTATAATTTTACCATCAGTTAACCCATTTGTTTCCTGTCCAGCATGGACAGCGGGTTTAAATACCTATGATGGGCAAATTATGAAAATGCCAGGTACTCAATGGGATGGGTCACCACAATTGATGTATGATCTTGTTTATTGTTATTTTAAATTACTGGCGGCATTACCCATTATGCATACAACTGCCTTAAATGCTTGGGGTAGTTATCCATGTCACCGGCGTTATAAGACAGATCTTTTGATAAAAGAATGTGATACTTATGCAGACGTTAATACAGCTGTTACTGGCAAATATGTTGATGCTCTTGTGTGTGTACCGCGAACCACTATTAGTTTGGATAAATTTGGTTGTTTGCTGGCTCATGGTTATGAGAGAGTTTGGTGGATAAGACATACTATTAACAATTATGCAAATAATGCCGGTTCATTGAGATGGAGTGGTAATGCACAAGGTTTAACTGTCTTCGATGAAAAAGCACCATTGGTTACTTGGCAGATGATGCCACAAGATTGGGTTGTTGAAGGTGCTACGTTCCATTTTAGTAAAATTTATAATGGTAATGAG